GAGCAGAAGCACTAGAGTTTGACAATGCCTGACTAAATGCCCTCTCAAGAGGAATACCTTCTCGTCTTGCCTTATATCTTGTATCGTAAGCAAGTTGTCTAGCTGCTTTCTTTATGCCCTCTTCTCCGCCACCAGATTCCTTCTTAGCATCGTCTGCCGATGCACTAGGAGAAGGAGATGATTTGTCCAATTGAGGTTTAATTTTTGCGTCCATCTCCACCAAATAAACCTGGTGCAGATCAGAGACAACATGCTTAAGGTTTGCCATTACTCTAGTACTTCTTTTTTGCCTTGTATTTATTTATGAAATTTTGTATTTTCTTTGTTCCAGTTAACTTCATAACATATTCTCTATGGGCATCAGTCCCAATCAATCTTTGATCTGCAGGCACACCAGATTGATCTGTCCACTCCCGAAGATCTCGAATCCAAGATTTAAACATCTCATCATCTTCAGTAACACAAATCAAATAGTTGGTTCCTCTACGAACAATTTTACCAATCTGACTTGTTTTTATATTTTCAACGTAAGTTCCTTCACAGAATATCTTACCTTGAATATATTTTTCTCTCAATTTTTTTTCATCAGACCTACTGATAGACTCAGTTTCAGTAGTTACGCTATTTTTGGTTTTAGGGCGTCTGGTCTGAGTTGAAACAGGTCTTTGATTTGCAAGTGTCCTCTTTTGTGGAGGATCTTGATCACCAAGAACTTGATTCTGATTATAAAATTTTAACCTACCACCAACATTCTTGGCAGTAAATTCTCCAGTTTTTTTATCATGATATCCACCATGACCATCAGGTACTAAACCAAGTCTCCTGCCCGTCACAGAGGCAAGAGAATTAGACTCTTTCATGAATTGTGAAAAGTCCTTCATAGGTGTTACGATATACAAATATTTATAAGTTTTCTCAATCAAGTAAGACGAGATAAGTCTTCCTGAAGTTTCATATTTACATAGTCATCAATAGATTTGAATCTAAGTTTTCTCAAAACTTTTGTAACCAACTCTTTTTCCAATGGAATATTAAGTCGAGTCTGATAATTTGGTTTACTCATGACTATAAAATTGCTGTTCCACTATATTTAGTACTGTCAAGATAATCTATACATACAACTGCTCTAGGTATACTCATCATATTCTCAACTCTATGTTCTGTCTCAGGATGAAAAATATAAAACTCTCTATCTTTAAACTCTCTCTCAGTAATATTTCCTTGCTTATCCCTCAACTGTATAATTGATTTTTGATCTCCACATTCCAAACCCCACATAATTCTGTGCAACTTCACTCCTGGAATATAATCAGTATCAATATGCCATTCCAAGGATTGCATAGGATCTAAAACATTAATAGCACATACTGAAGTCATACCAATTTGTGATAACACTTTAGTAAGGACTGGCAATAATTGAGTATTCAAATAATATAAATTGTCTTCAGCAAAAAGTGGAGCGATATGCCATCCAGACTTACCCTCCACTCTAGGTTTACCAGAGAAGTAACTTTCATATCCTATAGGATATCCCCTCCCAGTATCTTTTATATGGTTTTTCTGCTCTTCAATAAAATCTCTAAACTCAAGACTATTAAAATTATTTCTATATTCAGTTTGAATACTATCAAAATATGTATTCAACAAAATAAGTTTATTGGAAATATTTTGATAGTCAATGAACATTAGACATCTCCTTGCTCACGATTCTCGGAACGATCAATACTAAAAGAACCTTCAGGATAACGAGAACTAAGTTTATCAAAATTCATTTGAATAACTTCATCAATGCTAATATCAAGAGCCATACATGCTTGAGCAAGATACCACATAATGTCACCAAGTTCACGCTTCATATGAAAGATATTTTCTTCAGTGTATGGTTTTCCCTGGAAGACAATTTTCTTTACAACCTCGGTAAACTCACCCGCTTCTGCAGAGAGTCCAAATGCTGCTGTCATCATCTGAGTAACGTTAGCACCAGTTGCTTCAAGTTCACTTAAACGAGAAGCGAGAGCATGATAATCTAAACTAGGAGCACTAGTAGTCTCCTTTACAAAGTCAACGTACTTTTGAGTATCAATGTTAGACATAGTTTAAAAATTGTTTTTAATATTTTACTTTAGATTAATACAATTGTCTACTTACCTTTGGAATCATGTTCCGCTTTACCTCTGGTATTGCCGTAGTAAATAACTTCTAATGGTTCATCGTCGGGTGCTTTGAACTTTCTCCATGGATCAACAATAACACTACCGAATGGGAAATCGCAATATACTTCATCACCAGTGTTTTGATCTTCCCAATACCTATAAGTAGTACTCACACTATGAGCAAGCAAAAAGATTGCTGGACCACTCCATTTATCTCCAGTATAGGGATCAACATATCTAACTCTTTCTCCAAGTTGTTCAATATAATGACCAACTAAAAGACTATAACTACCATCAATGTAAGATACTTTTGGTTTATATGCCTTACCATGAATAACAATAGGAGTTCTACAAGTATTAGAAAGTTTAACTAAAAACTCAGCAAGATTTTTTGCTTGCTGCTCCCTAGATCTCATTACAGATTCAAAGATATCGTAACCAAGATCAAGTTTCTGAGACAAATATCTGAGGGCAATATTATCTCTAGGATGACAAGCACCACCATCACCCATCCCTGCCTTCATATATGCTGGACTTATGATTCTAGTAGAAGCACTAGTTAAAGCATCTGTAACAATATCAACATCAATATTACCCTGCCTCTCTGCAACATCTTGTATCATATTAACAAAAGATATCTTTGTGCTTATAAAAGTATTATAAAAAACTTTTATGCATTCTACTTCTTCATATGTTCCAAGAACCCACTTACTCAAAAAATGAGGATCTTTTTCACTTTTATTAACACCAGGTTTAATAATGTCAGTACAACTCAAATAAAATTTAATTAAGGTCCTAAGTTCTGGACTGCCTAAAGTGAGACCATTCTCAGTTCCTACCATAATCATTTCAGGATTCTTAAAATCCTCTTTAACAGTACCCATGGCGATAAGATATGGGTTATAAACAAGAGAACAATTTTTAACCAAAGGCAATAATTGTTCTCTCACAGTTCCAGGAAGAACTGTAGAAATAAGAACTATCTGTTGATGTGAAGATGCATACTGATCAATTTCTGATAGGACTTTCTTTACAATACTATAATCAAAATCTTTTGGTTCTAAATGCATAGAGGGGGAACTACCTCCATACTCGTCTTCATGTGGGGTAGGGACTGCAACAAATACTATTGACGATTTTTGTACAACAGTTTTAATACTTTTGTAATACTTCCTAGATCCACCACCTTCAGTTTTTCCCGAGGATATATTTTTTCCACCAGCAATATCATAAGCAAAAACTTCATGTCCAGCATCAGCAAATACTTCAGAAACAGGACCACCCAATTTACCTGTACCAATAATTCCTACTTTCATCCTCTCTCCAAATCTAAAGTTACGCAGTGAAATCCACCACTTAAAGTTCTTTGGTGCCTCATAGGAAGCATAGCACATTCTATGCCATAAGTTTCCAAAATTTGTCTGGTTGGATGTTGATTTTCTTCAAGAGCAACCAGATCTGGTGATATGCTGAACAAATTCATATTACACCACTCTGATGCATTATTATATCCTGGATAATAACCTATGTCAATTGGATCTGGTGCTCTAATCATTGTCCAAGTATTAAATGGATACGGCAAATCATTCCGACTCTTCACTCTATTGGGATTGACCATTAGCAATCCTTCCCTAAGAAATGTCACAGTTGTGTCAATATGGACATAGGTGTATATATCTTTAACTACACGAACTGTTGCGCGAGTGCCCAGCATGTCTTGCAGAAGAGTTGCACCCTGCCTATTACCACTATTAGATATCAAATACAATATCTCATCATTGGCACGAATGCAATTTGCAGCATCAAACGCGGGTGTTAACTCGGTCAGTGCCAATACAGAGGGATCACCAACACAGTCTTCATTGTAAAGTCCATCGTGATATGAGCAAGGTACTTCACAAACTGAGTCAATGTGATGTCCAAAAGATCTCCAATTACCAGATCTAGATCTAAGTGGTTGTGGAGTTGCTAGAGCAAAGTCACCATGAACAAAAACACTATCTCTAGGGCAGTAATTATAATAAGTTGTAACTTCTCTTTTTGGTCTCAAAACCTCAACATTTTCTTCCCTCAAAAAATCACAAAAGGTTTCCAAATCCTCATTTGCTTCATCAATAACTTTTTGTGGGTATGGTCCAACTTTTACAGAAGATACATCTTGGTCACCAGCATAATTTATGGTCCTAAGACTTTTATCCATCTCAGGAATAATTGCGTGATCGGCAACACCAACGATTACCTTTTTTAATCTATCCCATTCATTAGTAGCATTCATATCAACCGCTCGTGCTAATTATCATTTTGTTATCGTTTGGTTTACCATAGGTAAAAAATTCATCCAATGTAAATGTCAAATGTTTTTTCATCCACCAATAGTAATAAGCGTACTTAGATTTTTGATGATGTGGTCTAGTGATATTAATACCATACTCAGTGCTTGGAGAATCAACGTTTGTAGTAATTAAAGGTATACAATAAGTTCTGCCAGTATGTGCAATAAAATAATCTACTGTTGTGCCATAATTTTTAAATTTTTTAGAACCCAAAACTTTATTAAAACAATACTTATCACCTGAGGTATGAAGTTCTAATATCTTTTCAGCATAGTCTCTAGTCAACAAAACTGGACCAAAGTAAGTATGCCTAAGTTTAGGATGCAAAAAGAATGCCAAAAACTCATCAGATTCATATCCCAGTTGAATACAGTCCCAATCGTAAGGAACACGATTCATTAAATATTCCCAATCAAAATTCCAATATTGGAATAAAGTCAGATCATAATCATCTTCCATCAATAAAAGATATTCTTCAGTTGTATTAGTAACCCATTCTTTAATAGTTTCAAGATGGGTTAAAGAATTGCCTAAAGCATATGATGGAATTTTGGGAACAGGACCATCAACATACTCGGAAGCCCACTCACTCATAGTAGACGCAGAGAATTTAGATGCTGATACTCTTTGACAATTTATCTTCATCATATCAAACTGATTCTCCATGTACTGACGACGATCAGTTCTACAGTCCAAATTAATATAACGAACTGTTGGGAATCCCTTCAACTTTTTGGTAAAGTTCATTTAAATACAGCAAATAATTGGGCTGTAGGAATATTTTTTATCATACCAACATCATTTGCTTTACCATAAGTAAGCAATTCATCCATAGTATATCTATTATAATGACCAAGAATTTCCAAACTTTCGTCAGTTCTCCACCACTGATAATATGCTAATCTACATGACTTTGCCAATACATATTTTTTAGTTTTCTTTTTAATAAAATCAGTATGAGTTGGGAACAATGGCATACAATATGTTTTACCACAATGTCCAATAAAATAGTCTACTGTTCCAGATTGACCACCAAAATTTTTATCAGCAATCTTGTTTACCAGTCTATACCTATTACCGACACAGTGAAGTTTTATTAGTTTTTTAACATATCTTCTATTCAGAACTGCCATTCCAAAGTTGTGTCCAGGAATGATTGGATGAAGATAACATGGTATTTGAGTTGTACTTTCAAATCCCATCAAGAAACAATCCCAATCATAAGGAATTTTTTGACGCAACTCATCCCAAGTAAACGGCCAATATTTTATAATCCCAAAGTCAATAGTATCTCTACTAAGAATCAAGGTTTCTTCATTAGTACTTTCATACCAATCTTTTAAAAATTCTAGTACAGATATAGAATATCCAGCAGTTACTACTGGTAGTTTATAATTTTTAGCATCAATTAGTTTACCAACCCATTCCTTTACATTTTCTTTATTATAGTTGGATGTAATAATTCTCTGATGTTCTAACCCTAAACTTGTTAGATTTCTTTTCATATGTTCATTAGTAACTTCAGATTGCTCCGAATTAAAATAATAAACTTTCGGCATTCCTTTTACCGTGTCTTTTAATTCCATAATAATCAATTTCCTCCGTAAGTATATTTATTACCTTCTATAATAATCAAGATATGATTCTCCATACTGATCATACTGCTTACCCGTCAAATCATAAGACCTAAACTTCTGGGGTTTTAATTTCATAGATTCGTGAACTTTACCACCAAAACTAAAAAAGTCATCCAAAGTAAATTTGTTTTTCTCGTGCTGCCACCAATAGTAATAAGTATTCCTAGCAATTATATCACCTTCTTGCCTATAGTATCTTTGAATTATACTATTGTTTTCAAAACTACCAAAATTAGCATTGATGGTAATTAAAGGTAAACAGTATGTTCTGCCACTATGAACCATAAAATAATCCACTGTGCCAGATCCAGCAACATCCGTTTGTCGATTCCAAGCAATATCTGCAACAGTATGAACTAATTTATATTTTTCCCCAACACAATGCAGATCCAACAACTTTTCAACATATTCTCTTTTTAAAAGAACTGGTCCAAAATCATGAGCAGCTTCAATGGGATGGAGATGAAATAAAAGACCATCTGGATTTTCATATCCCATGTGAATGCAATCCCAATCATATGGGATACGTTCCATCATATAGTTCCAATCAAAGTGCCAATATGGAATCAATCCAAGATCATAGTCGTCTTCCATAAGAAGGACATATGGTTCAGTAGTTTCGGAATACCATCGTTTTAAAAAATCAAGATGGGTAATTGCATTTGCTGCAATAGGTACAAGCAGTTTGTAATCTTCACCGTCTGCAATCAAGTGCTTCCATCTAGCATTTTCGGAAGCAAGATATTTTGTTCCAGATACCCTATTATACTTAATCCCATACTTCTTAAATTGACCGACCATCCATTCTTTACGATCAACTCTATTATCAAGATTAAAATAATTGACGGTTGGCATACCGTCTAACTTATTAGTTAAATCCATATTAGTCTTGGCCTCCTCTCATCCATATATACTTTATTTTTAGATGAATCCACATCAAAGTATTGATCCATTTTCCATTCATCATCCCCTTTATTGTAATTAAATAATTCAAAATTAGAATACAAAGGTGCTTTATCCTCCCACCAATAGTCAATACCTTCAGAACACATCTCAGGCAAATATGATGAAGTACTATTTTTTATTAAGGAAAACACAGGAAAGGTATAAGTAATTCCTAAGTCATAAAAAAAGGTATCCATAGATCCATAAGAATCTATAGGTATAGATTTATCTGGAGTATCATAATAAAGTTTAAACTTCTCCTCTATGTAGTGAAAATGTTTTAACCTCTTAGCAAAATATCTAGTGATCATAAAACATTGTTGACCCCTATTAGATTTTATCCAAGGATGCATGTGCATCTTCAGAGCCTCTGAACAATACACAAACAATTGTATACAATCCCAATTGTATGGAAGTTGTTGCATGAGAAAAGTCCAGTCAAATTGCCAACGTTTTGCATTTTTAAATGTAACATTTTCATCAGCAACAATACAAATCTCGTCATCAGTATTATCATACCAATCAACAATAGCATCAATAATATTAATTGAATAAGATAGTTCTAAAGGAGTTTGCATTAAACCATCATCAAGAAGCAAATGTTTCCAATCTTTATATTTTTGTGGACTGTACTTATCATAATGCTTCCTATAGTTAGATATTCCCCAAGAAGAAAGTTCTTGCTCTATAGGAGGATTTTCAGAAGATGCCCGATATATTATCGTAGGCATGTCATTCAATTTTGAAGATACACTAAATTCCATATAGTTTAACCTATCTTATCATACTGTGGTAATAACATTTTCATTTTTTTATGAACGGGTTTACCCCAACTCAAAATATCATCTGCAGTGAAATTAGAACTCTGAGTTTCCCACCATTGTTTTGTGCAAGTAGTCGAAAGTATATCATAAATCTTATTGTGATATACTGCAATAACTGGATTATAATCTTCAGTATTTGAATTGCTAGATTGATTATTATCCTGTGCTACTGCCAATTTAGGATCTAGAGTCAATAATGGAATGGTGTAAGATTTTGCAATCTGATAAAGAAGGAAATCATCACTACTATAGGATTCCCTAGGAACTTCCAAATCATGCAAAGATTGATTTGTCCTAATAGTTCCATCAGGATTAACATGAATCTTAATCAACTTCTCAACAAAAAATCTATTTACCATAAAACACGCTGCAGAAGAACTATGCCAGGTTCTAGGATGAAGGTGCATCATCAATTGCCAATCATGACAATAATAAAATTGAACTATATCCCAATTATATGGGAGAGATTTCATAACATCTTCCCAGTTAAAAGGCCAATGTTCAACAAGATCAAAACATAGATCATCCTGAACAACCATACAATATTCTGATATTCCAGAATTATACCACTCAATTAACAGATGCCATTCATTCATAAGAATAGATGCATCAGATGGAGCGAGTAGCATTTGATCTAATCTCTTCCCCCACTGATCAACTTTTTTTGTATCAAACGTTGATGCCGACCAACGTGTGTAGTCTGTAATATCCCACTTTTTAAACTGATTCTCTATATGCTCTTTTCTATCAGTTCTATGATCCAAATTTAAGTAGAATATTGGAGGAAGACCTTTTAACTTATTCATTTAAATACCTCCATGTTGGGAAGATATGGATAAGAATTATAATTTTTGGCAAGAGGGAATGAGTCCTTAACTTGCTCAAAAGTATCAAGACCAATTTCTGCAGTCTCAGGTGTCATGTAGTAGTGATATCCAATTGAACTAATATTTTGTTCTCCCCAAGGAACATATTTCTTTCTTCCATCATATGTCATCATTCTCATCTGTTCAGCAGCATATTTATCATTCGTCAGGATCATTCCACCTCTACCCAAAGAGAGATGCTTCCTATACTGAAAACTCAAACACAAATAAGTTCCAGGTACATAAGAATTTGGTCTCCACAGAACTGCACCATCAATAATATTAGTACCACCAAGATGGTATTGGTCATACCACTTAATATCGGCAAATTTCCAATCAAGACCAAGCTTCATACAGGTCATTGGAATAGAAACATAAGTTCTTTCTGGTACTACTACTTGATCATAACCCTCATACCTAAGGCACAACTCTACAGCATGAGTACAACAATCAACTGCTATACCATACGTTGCACCATAAAAATTTGATATGGTTTCTTCAAATTTTTCTACCGTGTGAAATGGATCACTCACCTTTTGAGTACAATTCATAATCTCCTTGATAAAGTTTGTCAAACTCTTCTCTGTCAGGCTCTATATAATCTTTATATATTTTAGCACATAACGGTCGGTAATTTGGATCAAATTCTTTAGAATTTCTTAAATGAGAAATCAAAAAAGGTTCATATTTTTCCAAGTCTTCTTTACATAAATTTTTTTTAATTAGCAAATTAACCTTTGCCGATAACTTACTATCCAACTTTATCAATTTTAAGTTGGCATTATTATCAGTACATAATTTTAAAAACGATGTTTGTGGTCCAGTATGTTCATCAAATATATATTTTTTATTTTTTACTTGGTCAACGACCCAATCAAAATCTGGTTCAAATCTACACATAAACTCATTAACACCAGAGATCCATCTTTGAACTGGATCCCTAGTTACTGCAAAAAATATATGATCCTTGACCAAATATTTTGCTAACTCATTAGGGGTATATTTACGAGTCATTTTCTCAAGAGAGTAAAACTTTGTCTTTGAATATCTTAGTGCAGTAGAAACTGAGGTACTACCACACTTATCAATATGCATATAGACTAACTTGCTAGTGGGATTCCAATAACAATTTACAAATCCATCATTATGGATATCTTCTTCTGCACATTTCCTCCTAAAGTTATATGTAAAAGAAGAACAATATTCTCCATAGTTGGCAATAATGTCATCGATTACTGCATCTCTTTTTTCCATGTCGATAAAGTTGATGTAATTTGCATAGTATATCTATCTTCAATCCCAAGATTTGCTGCAAGATGACTAGTATCTCCACGCCACCAAAGATAATCACCCTTTGACCATTTTACATAAGGTTCCCTATCTAATTCAAAATAATGCCCAGTCTTCCAGTCTTCTAAGAATATTAGAATCCTACAGATCATATCAACATTAGATTCACCATAAATCTCTCGAAATCTAGGATAAGTATCCTCATGCTCTGGCATGATTGTTCCAGGAGGCATTTTATAAAGAGACAATGAAGTGTCCTGCAAAAAATACCACTTATCTCCAATAGGAATGTACTTGGTCTTAAATCTGCTTACAATATCATGACACCAATCAGGAACACCACGATACTCTTCCCTAAGAAGACCAGTATAATTTACATAATTATGCCCAATATTTTTCCATCGATTTACTATCTCATTACTAGGGAACTGCCTTCTTTCAGGATAGTCAATAGCAGTGAAATCACCGATCAGATCTGCTCCAACGTTCTTCATGTTAATCAAATTTAAAGGTCCCAAACTTTTCTTTTCTATTTTGTTTTTTATCGGAGTTCCCATCATCAAACTCATACTCTCCCCCATTGTTAAGAACATCTTCTTGAGCAGATTGTTCACAATCATACAATCTCATTTTAGCACGATCAATCCCAACAATAAAGCGTTTGTTAACTGTAGGATCATTGTACCTATTCTTCAATTGCTTCACCATAATTTGTCCAAGCCCTTCGAGCTCATCTGTAGAAATAAGGGCAAACATAAGATCAGCAGTAGCAGGGAGACCAAAGGATTCACTAGTATCAGTAATGTCAACGTCAGAGCTACCATAACCAGAACGAGTGGTCTGCGTGGCAGAAACGATAGGGACGTTTGACTCAACAGCCAGTCCTCTAAGTTCTTCAGCAATTGCTTTGATATATGAATATGAATTGACAGTGCTATTTCCGCGATACCTGCTGGAAGCACATATATTAAGGTAATCAATGAAAATAATATCAGGCTTAAATGATTTCTTAAGTGCAAGTTCTGCAAGCAATGCTTCAAAATGTCCACTATGTGCGCTAGCAGTTGGGTATTCCTTAATTATAAGAGATCCCTGAGTTTTTTTTGCAAGATTCTCAACTTTGTTATCAAACATTGACTTAGGGAGTTCAGAAATCTCTTGAATTGGCACATTAAGAAGATTGGCGTCAATGCGCTCAGCAATCTTTTCTTCTGCCATCTCCATAGTAATGTACAATACATTTTTACCAGCAAGAAGACAAGAACCAGCCATATGACACATGAACAAAGACTTGCCAACACCAGTTCCAGCTAGAGCTATATTAAGACTTTTACTAACAAGACCACCTTTAGTAATCTTATTAAAATATTCTAAGTCAAAAGGTATTCTATCGTGCTTCTGGTGATAAAAATCAAATCGGTCATCAGCATTTTCAAAATAATCGTGACCAATATTATTGTCAAATGAAACTGCCAATGCCTGACTAAGTATATTGGGAATTGCATCCCTACTTTTCATCTCATCATTTCCATCAGCAATACTAATAGAATCCATTAATGCCAAATAAATTGCCCTATCCCTACACCATTTTTCTGTAGTGTCAAGTAACCATTGTTGATCAACAGGACTTTCCTCCAAGTTAGTAATCAACATTTGAAGTTGTTTTAAAGTCTCATCATTTAAATCTCTACGATTAGATACTTCAATCAACAATGCCTCTACAGTAATTTGAGAATTATACTGCCCAATAAAAGACGTGATTTCTTCATATGTAATTTTTTGTGTGGGTTCCTGAAAGTATTCTTCCTTAATAAAAGGAATCACCTTTCTAGAGAACTCTTCATTAAACAGAAGATTTTTTAAAATTGTGGTCTCAATGTTGTCCATAATGTGTGTTGGTTAATCTTCTCAAGTTCCATAACTAAATTCTTCACGAGCAATCTCGTCAAGTTTTTCCATAACTTCAGAAGTAAAGTAAACCTCTGGGTCTTTAAGAATCGCCTTAGCGTATACCTTTTTGGTTTCTCCCCCAACCATCATTTCATATCGACCAGCAACGTTTTTCCAAAGTCCGCCAATCTCACCGAGTTCAAGAAGACCATAATATCGATCAAGACCACGCTCATCATAATAAAGACGTATTTCAACTGTCTTATTCTCCTTACTTAAACGTGACTTAGCAGTCTTTGCTTTGATAATATTTCCAATGACTTCTGTTCCATCCTTCTCCTTTTTCTTACTAAGATAGATGATAGTAGAAGCAGCATATTTAAGACCAGAACCTCCACCCATCTCTTTAGTGGGAACGTAAGATCCAATAACATCATAAGTGTGATTAGTAACAATCATAGGAATGTTTGCTTGACCAAGTTTTAAGGTCAACATCCTGAATGCACCTTTAATAAGTTGAGATTTGGTCATATCCCGAACTTGCTTTTCATTAAGAGCATCAGTAATCTCTTTCTCAGTGGATAGCATTCCCAAAGAGTCTAACACAAACATACATGGTTTGCGGTCCCCCTCAGGCGTTTTGAGATACATGTCTACTGCCTTGAGTGCCTTGCTACGGAACTCTTCGACCGTTACCACATTCACTACAACAAGACGATTCAAATCGATTCCACGACTCTCTAAGAGCGATTTATTGACAGCTGCCTCAGTATCAAAATACAAGCAATATCCATCAGGATTAGAGTCCAAAAAATTCTTAACCACTGCGAGGCTAAAAAAAGTTTTACCAGTACTAGATTCGCCAGCAATGGCAGTAATCTTATTCCCAGATACACCACCAAATATGCTACCTGATACAACTCCGTTAAAGATGTACGAACCTGTGTCCACGTAAGTTTCGGTTTCGTCGATGTCCGCTGCCAGTTTGGTAAACTCATCTCCAATCTCTTTTACAATATCTTTTAGAAAATCCATAGGTCACTCAAAAATATAATGTGGGTTTTGAGATTTAAACATCTCTACATGTTCTTCAGTTTTAAAGAACTTAAAAAGTGTTGTGTTTGGATGTTCTTTAAGTTGATACTTTACTTTAATCATAGTTACAAAACATTTAATGAAATTTTAGTTGGTCCTGCATTCAAAACTCCTACGGGTATGTAGTCAAAAGATAATACATACCTCTTTATACTTGAGTCTGAATTGGGTCTCACAGAGTGTCTGAGGCTTGATGGAAACAACACCATTATACCACTCTCTACGTCAACTCGGTAGGTGTTTGAGTTTAACTGATTAAATTCAGAATATCGTATTGGAAAGAAAGTTCCAAAGGTATTATTTTTATTAATATCTCCATGAAAATTTATTGGAGCAGAACCTGGTGGAGCATCCAGATAAAGAACACCACTGATCATAGACGATGCGTGAATATGATCTTGAGCATAATCAGATCCAATATTCATAGTTACCCAAGAAGACATGCAGACCAAATCAATGTCATCTTTTATTTTTAAAATTTCTTTTGCAAAATAATTTACATGGTAATCAATGGCACCAAAAAGATCATTATACTTATCATCTTTATGAAGATCTAACTTTTTAGTTATCCATCCATTATCTAGAGGCGTTCTTATATATTCCTCACCCTTTAAATTGTCAATACAATCTTCAGTAAAATCGTTGATTATATTGTTCTTATAAACTGTTGTGGGGAATAATGTAACGATCTCCATTACAGTACAAATCCAAATTTTTCACGAAGAACTTTTTTATAAGCACCGTCAGGATTTTCCTCACGGATTTCTTTTACAGTTTTCAATTTTTGATAGAGAGAAGTATCTCCACCAAGACGAAGAGCACTGACAATAGTGTCAAGTTCTTTGTCGGTAATA